TCGAATCAGACATCCCCACCGCCTACGTGTGGCCGTCGAACGGCCGGGAAGCACGCGACCCGAACTTCGCCGGATCCATGACCCGCAACGCCGGCCCCGGAACCACCTCCGGATTCAAGACCATCGAGCACAGCCTCGACATCTGGGTCATCTGGTTCGGATCCGACGAGGACCAGGACGCCGACACCCTGTTCCCCGGCATGGTCGACGCCATCATGTTCGCCCTGCGGACCGACACGCCGAACCCGGACGAGTACCTCACGGACCCGTGGACAGGCCAGCAAACCCAGCTAGCCAACGTCGGCGAAACCCAGCAATACCAGATCACGGTCAATTCTGTGACTGACCAGCGGTACCTCCGGTACGACGCGATGCTGACGCTACCGCTGATCGAGGTCATCCAAGCCTGACCCGCCTTCCCCCTCGCCGCCGCCTGGAGGTCCCCGCATGCCCTTGTACCGCTTCACCGACCCCATCGGCCGCAACTACCCCGGGCTCCGCGATGCGCACGGCGCCCATGTCGGCGACGTGGAACCCGGCGACAAGCGCGAGCTGGACTACCCGCCTGACGGCCGATGGGTCCCCGCGGACGACGACGACGAGGCGGACGGCGAGGACGAGCCCGCACCTGAGCCCGAGCCTGCACCCGAGAGTCCCCCGCCCTGGCTGCTGCCCGCGACCGAGGACGACCAGCCCGGCGAAACCGACACCGACACCCCGGAGGGCTGACAAATGGTCGCAGTGCCATTGACGGTATACCCGATCTGCGAGCAGCTCCTCCAGGTCGGCAAGGAAGCCGCCTTCGGGTCCGCCCCCTCCTCCACCGCGTTCGTCAGCGTGCCCGTCGCCGGGTTCATGCCCGACAACAAGGTCACATGGGTCGAAGACGGATCCATGTGGGGCGACTTCGTGAAAACCCACGACCTCCAGGAAGGCCCCTACTGGGCCGAATCGGAGATCAAGGAATCCCCGCTGTACGGCGACACGTTCGGGAACTTCCTGTTCGGACTGCTCGGTGACCTGGTGACGACGGGGACCGGGACGACGCCGACGTGGACGTCCAGCGCGCCGCCTACGGCGGGCGGGACCGTGATCTCGGTCAGCGCCGGGTCGACGGCGGTGTCCGGGACGTTCATCCAGGTGGACACGTCAACCAACAGCGAGGTCGTGACCGTCACCACCGGGTCGACCGGGACGACGATCAGCATCAACCCGGCGACGCCGCTGCGGTTCACCCACGGCACCACGACCACGATCACGACGGTCGTGGCGCCGTTCACCAACACGTTCTCCCTGCTGAACCCGTACGGCTCCACGGGAGTCACGACCGGCCAGGGGCCGAGTTACACCTTCATTCACCGCACGGGGATTCCAGGCTCGGGCAATAACAACGCCTGGCAGTTCGTCTACGGCTGCATGTCGGAGATCACCATCAACGGCAAGGCGTCCGGGGTCCTCACGTGGTCCGGGAAGGTCACGACGTACAAGAAGGCGTACCCGGCGTTCAACCCCGTCCCGTCGTTCTCCGCGGTCCGGATGATCCCCGCGTGGAAGTCGACGACCTCGGTCGCGTCCAGCCAGGTCAACGACATCACCGAGTGGTCCTGCACCCTGACCCGCGAGCTCGACGTGATCCCGACCGCCGACGGGGTACAGGACCCCTACCTCATCGGCCGCGGCAACCTCGACGCGACGTTCAAGCTGATGTACTCCCCGACGCTGGACGAGTCCGCGCTTAACAACATGCTGAACAACACGCAGCCGACTTTCTCCGAGACGATCAGCAACGGGCTCGCCGGGGCCAGTCAGGTGTCCCTCACGATCAACGCGAACCAGGCGGCGTACAAGCAAACGCCCATGGCCGCCGACAAGGTGTTCTGGGGCTATGACGTGAGCGGCGAGTTCATCGCGAACACCACCAACGCGGGCAACTCTGGCGGGAGAAGCCCCGTCTCCATCGTTCTCGTCAACGCCGTGCCTGGCTACTGAGAGCGACCGTCAGGCTACCCCGCGCACCTTGGGCGCTGCTGTGGAGCACTCGTCCGAGCAGTACTTCCGGGCAGGCTGGCCTGCGGGCCGCATGAACTCCCGGCCGCATCGCGGGCACACCTTCCGGGGGTCTTTCGGCACATAGGCCTCCCGTGCCCGCGTCAGGCTGCATTCGTGGCAGAAGCGCCGCCCGTCGTACCAGACCGTGTTGGCCTCGGTGTACTCGTGACCGGCCGGGCATTCGGTGACGTTCGCCCAGTGGCTCGTACCGTGCTCGGCCATGTCTCGCATGTTCTCGGCGTGGGTACCGTAGAACAGGTTCCCGCCTGCCGCGCGGACCTCTTCTGCGGTGCTGCCGGGTGCCCAGCGGTTGTTCGCCGGGTCGCCGTCGAGGTGGCGCACCTCCTGGCCGGGTCCGGGCGGTCCCGCGAACGCCTCCATGACTAGCTGATGGACGCGGCGCACCTTGTGCCGGCCGGGCCAGGAAAGCTTGACCTCAAGGCGTCCGCGCTTGTCCGGGCTCGGCTTCATGATGCCCCCGCGGACGCGCTTCCCGTCGGCCGCGAGACGCGGCAGGCTCTTGACCTGCCCGTAACTGCTGATCTCGTACAGGCCTTCCCAGTCGACTACCGGCCGCCACTCTTCAGGGGCGGTCACGCCTGGCCCGTTCCGTCCTCAATGCCGCGCATCGCCAGATTGCGGCCATAAGCGGCGACTGCCGCCTCGCTGTAGCCGAAGTGGCGGCCCGCAGCCGCATCATCGCTGCGCCAGTCCAGTTCCGGCCCCCACTCGACCAGCCAGCCGGCACCGTGGTGGAAGTAGTACCGGGCGGCGGGGAACTCGTCGGGCCGGGCGGCCAGTTGCCGGACGAGCCGGGCACCTGCTGCCCGGCTCAGCGCGCCGACGTAGCCGCCGCGGCGCTTGCCTCCGACCGGGACGGCCAGGTCGCCGTCCTCGGTTATCACGGCGCGGTTGAGCAGGCCGGGGTCATCTAGCCGGTCCATGTAGAACCGGTAGTTGAGCGCGTCCTGCACGGAGATGGGCTTACGATCGTTCATAGCTGGGCCTTCCTCTGCCAAAGGGTCAAGGTCGAGCACTGCGAGGTGATGGGATGGACGCCCGTCACCTCGCTCTTTTCGTCCCTCTATTCTACCGGCCCGGAATGTCATTCCCGGGCCTTTCCCGCGCATGAAAGCGAGTGTTTATGAAGCGTGTCGAGGTCCCCGATGGCGGCGGCTGGTTCGACCTCCGGGACCTGAAAGACCTCACCAGCGACCACCAGGAGGAATACCTGGACCTGGCCGATGAGCTGCGGGAGAAGAAGCGCGCCGCCCAGGCTGCGCTGCCCCCGGCGAATCCTGCGGTGATGCCGGACCCGCTGGACGAGGCGCCGGTCAGGCTGACCCGGAAGGACACCACGCCGATCCGGGAACTGGTGGAAGGGTGGATGGTGTCGGATTCGTCGTTCGGGTTGCCGTTGCCGAGGCCGCTGCCGCTGCTCGCGTCGAATGTGCTCCGCGATGCGCTGGAACCGGTGTTCGAGGCCCTGAACGGGACTGTCCCAAAAGAGAATCAGGGATAGGCGCGCATCTTTACACCTACCTGAGCGGTTCGTGTGCGTGTGCTCCGGCGCCGATCGGGGCGGGGACGATCCGGCATTGCGTGTGGATCGTGCGGGGTCAGGTGCACCCGCAGACCCCGAGGGATATCCCGCTGAAGGTGGCTAATTACCTGCCGATGGTGGCTGAGGTTCTGCACGGGATCGATGAGCGGCGTCGGGAGAGGTGAGCGGTGAATTTCTCTGAGGCTGCGGCGAGGTTCCGTGCGGCTGCGGACCGGGCTGAGGCGACGATGGCCCGGGATTGCGCCGCTGCGGGGGCGCGGGCGTTCCTGCCTATTGAGCGGTCGGTGACGCCGGTCCGGTCGGGGCGGCTGCGGGAGTCTGAGGCGGTGAAGGCGGTTACCGGCGGCGGGTCGTACGCCGAGGCTGTCGTCAGCCCTAATACGGTGTACGCGCATTTCCGGAACTTCGGCGGGACGATCACGGTCCGCCGGGCGCGCGTGTTGGGGACTCCTGAGGTGGGGTTCTTCGGCCGGTCGGTGACGCAGGCCGGGTCGCATTACGTGGAGCGGGCGCACGCCGCCGCCATCGGCCCCGTCCAGGTCGCCATCAAGATGCGCGCGGAGACGTTCTTCGCCGGCCTGTAACCCCCGCCTGTCCTTCCTGCTGCTCTTGACCTGACCGGGGGTGATCTCGGTGGGTGACATCAACGAGACCATCTCCGTTGATGCCGGGCCGGGTATCGCGGGGCTGAAAGAGTTCACCAGCGCTCTTGAGGACGCGGCGGGGAAGTGGGCTGACTTCCAGGCCAAGCTCTCCTCCGGTCTGGGTGGCGGGGGGGCGGACAAGCTCGCCGCGTCGATGAACAAGGCGGCGGCGTCGATCTCGGCTGCGGCGGACCGGGCGGCGGCGTCGCTGGACCGGATCGGCGCGGCGGCTGACCCGGCTGCGGCGGGGCTGGAGCGGCTGGATGAGGCGGCGGCCACGGCGGAGGGGTCGCTGGCCAGCGCCGCCGCGGGGGCTGACGAGGCGGCAGCGGCCAGTGACCGGCTGGCGGAGTCCGCTGACGCGGCCGGGGCGGCGCTGGACCGGCAGGCCGCTGCCGGGGCGCGGGCCGGGAAAGCCGGCGCGGAAAGCATGGCCGGCGCCGAGGCGTCCGCGAAGCGGTACCACATGCTCGCCCTCGCCGGCGCGGCGGCGATCGGCTACG